AGGCCTGAAATAGATTCTTAGTCTATTCTCAGCGCCTCAGCGTCAAGGCTTAGCGTTTGCCCGGTGACATTCTTGCGTTAGTTTGCCCGGAATTGAAAGCGAAGCCGGGCCAAGGGGGGAAAACCGAAAACGCCTTAGCGATATACCCCTTTGAAATTTTGAAAAATTTTCTAAGCCGACCCATAAACTAAGCAACCCCCTAGACGGTTAGAACGCCTAGAGGGTGCGAGGAGGACACACACAATGGATAAGCCCACAACCAAGAAAAGCTTATCGTATGCTTCAACCTATTGGTGGTGGTTATAGATAGGAGTACCTACTAATGGTGGGTGTATATGCGCTGCCTAAAGGTTACCTTAGGTTATTTACAGCTTAAATAATCTAGATCGCTCCACCAGAGATATGTTTTTGACTCATCCCCTCCGGGGATTCGTTCCATCCGAACTTGTATCAATCTTGTCTGATTTAAAACCTGTAGCTTAAGATATGTATTATCTCTGTACTAATTATAATCAGAGATAAATAAATAGGTCAAGCAAAATCGTACAAGAATCTTACTGTAACTGCGCTGTCGTTAACCCTTGGGCCATCCTAGGGCTAAGCTTAAGGAATTCCTGTCTTTCCATGTCGTATCTGGAAGTCAGGCCTTTGCCAAATAAATCCCACCATTTGCCAGTTACAGTCTTACCATTACGTGTAATAGAGTCAGTCTTATCACCGTAGATTTGTTTGTCGTAGGTTTCCCTGACTTGTCTTAGCCTGTCTTGGAATTCAGAGGGGGACATGCTATTGATCATATCTACCGTGTTATTGGTAAGTTTTGCAGACTGTTTAATAGGGGCTCCCGCCACAGAGTTAAGGATAGCCTGAGCTCCACCTTCACCACGCATGTGGGCTACGCTGAGGATCGAAGCTTGGACCCCCGGGTCACTAAATTTATCAGCGCCCACAGTCTTAGCCCGTTTGGTAAGCAGGGTGGTCACCAGCTGCTTGGTCTGTTGGGAATCGATGCCGAACTTAGAGATTGAGTTGGTAAGCTCTTTAAACCCGGGGTTACCTTCACGAAAGCCAAAGTATTCCTTACGACCAGACTGAACGGTTGTCTTACCTTCAGACTGCATAATCCTATCCACGACTACGGAAGCCACGGTACCTACGCCACCCTTTGGGATGCCCATAGGCTCAGGGGTCTTTTGTGGAGCAGCGGGTGCCGGGGCTGGCGCAGCTTTAACCGGGGGGTTAGTTTGGCGTAGGTTAGGGTTCATAACTTGGTTCGTATTGGTGTTGTTAAGGCTGACGTTGGCTTTAATAGCGTTGTCAGAGGTTCTTTGGACGTCAATGGTAGGGCTGGCCAAACCGAGTGTGCTTAAATCGATGGTCATTTTTCCTTGAGTAGGATTGACCTGATTTGCGTCTGTAAGCCCCGTGGTGACGTTGGTAGGTGTGGGGGTGCTACCCTGACTATTCCCGGTGGTTTCAACCCCCGTATTTTGGCTTATAGAAGCATTCTGAGTGGGTACAGAAAGCCTTTTAGGAGGAGGCACAAAGGTAGTAGCAGGGCTTGGCCCAAATAGGATATCTACAGCTTTGTTTGTGGAATAGTTTTCGGGATTCACTTGGTTTTAGTTTAATTGTAATTGATCGTTAGCAGGAGGAATTAAATCTTTAGCAGCTTCTAAAGCTTTTTTATAATCTAATTCATTTTGAGCATTAAGTTCTTCAATAGTCATACGTTAATCCAGCCTTTCTTTTGAGTTGACTTACCGATAGCGTTTTCCATGAATTTGTCCAGTTCTAACTGTAAAAGGTCTTGCTTATGTTCCATATGGGCTTGCTGCACGTCCCGGGCTAGGGATTCTACCCAATAAGCCACGGCAATCGAAAGGGCGTCCAATCTATCGTCATGGGCAAGTGAGCCTTTGTCCCGGGTTAGCCTAGCCAACTGGTAGAACAGTCGGTACCTTTCAGCAGTCTCACCTAACTCATCAGCTACGCTTTGGAAATCCTTTTCAATAACCCGTGGGTCAACGATAAGCCTGTGCTGGTTCATCACGGGCTCAAGCGTGTCGATGATGCGTCGTTCCTTTTGGGTTGAGTGCCGGACTTCCTCAATGGTGCAAGGGTGCGTCTTAGCAAATACAGGCTTGAGGATTTCACCAAACATACCGTCCCCAAAGTTAGACTCGTAGATTACGTAGTTGACATTGTGCTCCTTTGCTTGGCGCACTAGGGCTTCTAAGGTTGTCTTGTCGTACCCGGACCTAAAGCCACCTATGTCTGTTAGGAACAACTGACCGTGAAGACACTTTACAATAGCGTAGGCAGTCTCGTCCTTGCCTCGTCCTGACGGGTCAATCGCCATGACCGCACCTTGGTATTCTGCAAACTCAGTTGAGACTTGCATAGGTCCGTAGTAGCTGTCTCCGTCAAACCCTACATTGGGCAAATCATTAAGTCTCTTGTCAGGAGCATTGCACCACACGGTGTGACTGGGACCACGTTTAGGGTCAAGTCCCATGACAACTAGATCGTTGATCTTGAGCGGATATCTGTCTGCGTCGGAGATGCGGGGGTCAAGCATGAACTGCAAAGCAAACCCCGACCTACCGTAGGACGCCTCCCGGAACATAAGGTCTTCCTCAGAGAATCTTCCCGGTTCAGTACTGGCCCCGGGGGTAGACTCAGCTTGCGAGATAAACGGAGCCAGCCTTGTGCCGTATCGGTTACGCTGCTCATCATTAGGAAACTTGACGGGCCACACCCGGGCTGTATACCCACGACGCTCAAGCTTTTCGTAAAGACTGTTTTCTGTTTGTGGGGTACCTAGGAATACAATGCGCCCTCCGGGTTTGATAACCGCATCAAACTCCTTTACAGCTTCAGCAAGCTTAATCCGCATAAGCTCAGTCTGTGAGTTACCTGAAGTCTCCACGTCGTCAGCCACAATCAGGTCTGCCCGGCTTCCTGTGATCTGCCCTGTGATACCTACACTTTTAACCGAAGGTGCGTGTGAGGCTGGGGCTGGGCCTACGTCAAAGCTTTCTTTTGAGTTACGCTGCTCCTCAGTTGGTCTAAGATGCTGAAGGATTGGGATTTCGTTTATCAGCCTTAGGGTAAACGTTGTGAAATCTGAGGAGCGCCCCTTAGACGCAGACACAACTAGAATGTTTTTAGAGGGGTCAAGAAGAAGCTGGTGGCATACAAAGGCTGACGTAATCCAGCTTTTTCCTACTCCCCGGAAGGCCTCAATAATCTGACGGTCCGGGCCACTAGACAACCTTTCAGCAATATCATATTGCAGTTTGGATGGGTCGGGTAGGTTTAGATGCTTCCAAATAATAAACAGGAAGTTCCTAAAGTCCATTAGGCGGGGGTCCAAAGTCATGTGGACCTAGAGTGTAAGATTTAGCTTATTTAGAGTCGATCTTAAATTTGCTGTAAGGGGCCATCCCACGGGCCTTACGAGAAGCCGAAAGAGCTATAGCCAGCATTTGACGCTTACTGCGCTTTTTGCCGTGCGCTCCACGTTCTGAACCGCTCTTCATGTTGTCTTTACGAAGTTCCCGGATGTTCTTACCAATATCTTTACCTAGTGGCATATGCTTATTTCCTTTCAATCTTAAACTTGCTAAAGCCACCAGTTTTGTTTTTCATGGCGCTATAGCTGTCTGAGCTAACAGTAGAGTTCTTTTTATTTCTGCTTATTCCTAATTTTTTACGCCTGTTTATGTAATAGTACAGACCTTTTTTTGCTTTCATTTTTAGTTTCTTTCGATTGCTATTGGTTCTTGTTGTTTTACTTCGATACATTCTCTTGGTTCCTGAAAAGGAAGAGCCATAGCAAGATTAAAAATCGGACCATTCTCACGCACAATAGCGTCAACCCCGTTATCTTTAAGGAACTTGACTGCCACGGACAAGTCTGCGGGGGTCGCCTCGCCCCCTTGTACACGACCCAAAAGTTCAGTAGCGACTGCTTCATGGAGTTGCCCTAGCTTCTCCTTAACGGCATCCGATACCATTTTTAAAACCCAAGCTTAGCTTTAAACGATTGCCACAGCACGTTTAGCGCTACTGTGAATACAGCAATAACTCCTAGAAATTTCATGTTCTGGCCTTCAAGATGTCTAAGCCGATCATCGTGCTTGTCAAACTTAGCCCTAAAGTCACATTGGTTCTTTAACACTTCGTCAAGCTTACCTTCCATCCGGCCCATTGACCGATTTAATTCTTCCGACATATATTAACTTATTGAGTTTTTTAATACAGTAAAATTAAATATAGGGGCATCAGCAGTAGTACCTATAACAGAAGCAAAACTTACAATACACGAACCATTGCCAATGTTTCCAACAAGTATGTTATAGACATTAGTTGAGGTAGCTTTCTGCCTTATAACAACCGTATCTCTGTCAGTTATTACGCTATTTGTAAATAGAAAAGTATTGTAAGAATTTAAAACCGGGGTGGCAGAAAATATCTGTATTTGTCCAGCCCAACCGTTTAAAGTAACTCCAGTATTTCTATTTGTAGTTTGTGTAACAATTCCGGGCCAGTTTACTGATCTGTAGCCTACACCAGAATTTTTAGTTAGAGCAGCTGAATCAGTTACAATGCTATTAGTTGCTGTAACATTTCCTGTTAATTGAGACGTACCAGTTACTGAAAGTGTGCCAAGTGATGTCAAACTTGTACTTCCTTGAATTGTCGTACTTGTCACACCACCATTAAGTGTAGCTGCTCCACTTACATTTAAAGTCCCGCCAGCAGATAAATTTGTTGCAGCAGCTACTGTAGAAGCTGAGCTAATAGAACCAGCACTAATCCCTGTATTCATGCTTATCCCACCTTGAAAATTAGCTGCTGACCCAGTAACTAAAAGACCCCCTGTTTGAGTTGTTCCAGAAACAATTAAGCTTGTAACACTTGGGTTTTGAGCAAGCTGAACTTCAGTAGGAACTTTATATCCAATAGCTAATACAAGTACTTTAACTCCGCTACCCGGAGCAGTTGTAAATGTAATTGTAGAGGTTCCAGCAGTAAAGTTAAAATCAACTGTAGGGTCTTTTGCGACTCCGTTAGCATACACCAAATAATTAGTAGCGCTCGAAGCCGTGGCTCCTGTAATAACAAAATCAACCTGACCAGCCGTAGCAGTAAATGCCCAACGTTGAGGTGGTGTGCTATAACCGTAAGCTCCAATGTTGCTTACTGTAGTATCTACGTAAGTTCTATTTGCTGCATCTGTGTTGTTTGATGGACTAGCAAGATTTGTAATTCTATTGCTTCCCATTGAAAGGTTGCCAGACATAGAGTCACCAGCTTTAGATACTTTTAAAGCGTCTGCTGTGTCTACATAGGTTTTGTTAGTTGCGTCTTGAGCGTTAGTTGGAGTAGCTACTGTAGTAATTTTCTTGTTTAAAGCAGTATAATTATCAGTTCCAGCCTCAATAGCTAACGTAGTGTCATTTAACTCAGCCACTTCTTGATTTATATAAAGAGTTTGTGTAAGGGCTGTATCTAGATCGCTAGCAATCAAAGTGGAACCGTTGTTAAAATCGACTAAAGGAGCAGCCCTATACGTTTCACGTCTCACACGAATAACAGCCCCGTTAGCTGGCGTATTTCCAGCCGTAAATACTACAGCCGACCCAACTACTGTGTAATGAGTAGGCTGAGTTTTTGCTACACCGTCAACGGAAACTTTAACGTTTGAAACGTCAATATAAGGGAATGTAATTGTATAAGTGGCCGGGGCTGTATAATCTGTAAATGTAGTTGCCATATTATTTAGTCTTTCTGTTTACACTATTGTTGAAGCTGTGACAAGAGTTGATCTACACTTTCGCCCCTTCGCAAGGCCAGTTTAACTCTATTAACCTTGTTAACTTGAGTATTTAAAGTGGAGAACTCTTTCAACAATGCCTCTTTAGCGAAGGCACGATATCCAGAAATAACCCTTTGTAAAGCCTTAGTTCTAGGGGAGTCAAAGTCTTCAAGGACTTGGTCAGATAGCTTTTTATATTGGGGACTTCTGACAACCTTTTCAAGATTCTGTCTAAGAGTAAGCCCGTTAATACGGACCTGACTCTGTAGTTCTAGCCACCTATCGTAGGCGCTTTGACCTTTTGCGTTGGTAATCTCAGCCAAGTTAATGCCACCGTCCTGAATAACAGAAGGAAGCGTAAACCCGTGCTGTAGGTTAATCATTTCGTCCATGACCGGGTCATTCTTCTTGATACTTACTGTGATCGGGTTGACATAATCTAGGCCCGGGGCCACAGAAGGCAGGACTACCTTTTCACCTAATGCGTTACGGACCGGGTCAACAAACTGGTCACCACCGGGGATACGTTTAAAGATTTGATCAAAGTAACCCCGGGCCTCAAGCATGTAGTTATCCCCGCCAAAGGCGCCCACAGCCTGTGACACAGCAGCCGGGACAAGCAGAGAGCTAACCCGGTTCTGCAAGAGCCTAGGAGCAAACCGCTCAGGCTGAGAAAAGGCGTCAGTAATCTGCTCGATACCCGCAAGGTAGGATTTGTTTGTGATATTCTTAGCAAACGCCACGGCCATAGAAGCAACGGCAGTCTGAAGGGCATTTTCGTCCTGAGCCTTAATAGAGTTAGACCTATCGTGGATGTCAGCAGCTAGGCCAAGGAACGAAGAATACGGGTCAAGCCGTTGGTAGGAAATATAAGTATCGCCAACCTTAAAGCTGTACGGACGCCAACCTGAAGCAATCTTAAGCTTGCGCTCTTGTTCATCTTCCGGGCCACCACCAGTAATCGTTCCAGAAGCAGCTGCGAATATGGCACTACTTACCAAACTTAGGCCCACGGCAATTTTACCTTCAGCAGCTGCACGAACCATAGGGTCAGCATCAGCTAGCTCACGAGCAAGACGCATCTTTTCAGCGTTTAGAAATGGAAGCTTCTTAATCCCGGGAACCTGAGCCACAGCCCCGGTAGACCGCTGCCCAACGTACTTTAAGATGTTCATTGGGGTAGTGACGAACGGCAGGACAAGACGCAGGGTAGGATGCTGTGAAGCAATCCGTTCCAACGTTAGCTGCATGGTGGGGTCACCGTTAGGTAACCGTTCACCACGACGGGTAAACGTTACTTCTTGAGATACGTCAAAAGCGTAGTCAGCAAGAGCCTGTTTGGTAGGGTCAAAATTCTTAGCTACGTGGTCACCAATAAATTCTTCAAGCTCAAGACCACGCAACCCTTGAGAAGCACCAAGCTTGGCACCTTCCATACGGATAGCACTTTTGGAGTACTTCTGCCCGTTCTTCATTATGACGTTATCTAGCCTGTTAGTTACAAACTCAGCCACCAACTCAGGTGTAGCTTTGTCACCAAGAGCCTCGTAGGCTTCCATAGTTGCCTTAGCCTTAGCGTAGCTACGATAGTTGATTTGCTTAAAGAATTCGTCGGCTCCTGTTAGCAATCTGGTAGGAGTGTTGACTACAGTACCAAAGAAGTTAACCATCCCGGCAAGCGTCGGGTTTTCAATGTTAAAGTTTTTTGCTGTGATTACCCGTTTGTATTCAACCGGGGAGCTAGATTTAGAGAGTTGGCTTTCTGATTCTTTGAAAGCTTTAATTCCAAGAGACAAGGCTTCCCTCCAAGATTCCATCATGTAGCCGTAGCTATTCAGGAATTCGTTTCGGATAAGCTTGTACTGATTCCTTGTAGCCTGATCTGAAGCAAACAGAGCAAGCCGTTG